CCAACTTGACCCTAGCAGTTTTGCAGCAGATAAGTCAATCTTTATGTGAGTATTTGTCCTAGCTGATGCAGCAGCCTCTTGCTTACACGCTATTTAGCTTGTTGGCTGTAGGATTGCCACAGCTTGAAAGGCACACTTCTCCCAAAACCACAGTTAGCCGTTTGTTAGCTCGTTCGCTCCAGAGGAGAACAGAGGCATAACTGGATATCGAGATATATAGATAAATGCATAGCTTCCGATTCTAAGCATTTATTGAGAGGCGAACGAAAAGGGCAGGGAATGGGCTGGCATTTACTACACCAGATCCACTCACCCGCCCTATATGTCTACAGACACCAGCGCTTCGCGTTTGCTTATGCGCGACGCTTTTCCTTGGATGGAGCAGCTTTCGAGGCCCTTGGGGACTTCGCGATCTTAGCGATGCCTCTGGGGACAATCTTCCTCGCTGCTTCTCCTGCTGCTTTTGCCGCTGCGTAGTCTGGAGGCGAACCCATAACCAATGGAGGAAGCTTTGTGATGCCCTCGATCACCGAATCTGTATCGGTGAACACAACCTCAAATGTGGTGCGAACGATCATGGAGCCACGCCCACGCCGCGAACCCTTATTAACGATAATTCCCTCCACCACGCCGTGGCACACGCCCTCGTACGGAAAGTGCAGCTTCAACCGATCGTTCACCGCCAACACCTTGCCGTTCTCATCCTTCACCATCACTCTTACCTCGCTTTCCCGAAACTTTGATGCTAGGCGAACACTGCGCGAAACAATTTGCAAGATATTTAATTCGTCAAATACCCAAAGGTGACTAAAGATATGACGCTGCGGGTACTATCCGAATACTCCAAGTATCGAGCAGTTTCGAATGCAATAACCGATTGCTTCAAAGCATCATCGACTTTTCGGAGTCAATGGCTGACTATAGCGATCCTGTGCACTGGCCGCGAACCCGAACAATTCCTTCATCCACCTATAAGGCGGGAATGAATGATTCACCTTTGAACTAGCACGCAACATCAGCATGCGTTTGAACTGCTCCAACGAAAGATGCGGCGAGCTGGCTAGCAACAGGTTCAGCTCTACTCGCTCACGCGGACCCCAGGGCGGATCGCGCGGCACCAGGCCGGCCTCGATCTCCGTTTTATGGATCCCGGACCAGTACAGAAAAATCTGCTCGCGGAAGGGTCCAAAACGCGGATCGACATCTTTTCTTGTTTTCGGGGGTCGTCGTGCCGAATTCTCCCCGTCAGCAATCAATTTCTTTGGCACCGTGGCTGCATCGACGGGCCGCGAATGACCCTTACCCTTACCTCGGGGTTTAGCAGCGCCTCCTGGGCGATTCTGCGAGGGTTCAGGGTTTCGCCTGTTTTTCGCCGGTGGTTGCGATCGAGATTTGCGAGGACCCGGAGATCCCAGCGCCGCGTTTTGATGCAAATCAAAACCAGCATTCGAAGAATGCGTTGGTACTTTGCTTTTGTTCTTTCCTGATGACGATGACGGGAAAGGTTCGAGTATTACTTCAGCAATACTCGGAGTATCGCCACTTTTCATACTCGGAGTATCGCCCGCAGCAGCCCGCAATGCGCGGATACGATCCCAACGCGTTTTTATCGCTTTCTTTGATTTTTCAACCCTTCGGACCTTCTTTTGGAGCCATTCTTCCTGTATTTCTTCCATCCTTCCGTTGAACCAGTGGCCCTCGCCGTCGAGGGTAAAGAACTCTTCTAAGAGGCATCTCAACCACCGATAAACGATCTCCTGGGTAGTTTCGTGTTCATTCTTGGCCGTACTAGAGTCATTCTCAAGAACTACTCGGGCGATACTCGGAGTAAGAGACAAAAAAAACTCGTTTCGGGTGAGGCGAACGATGAGTTTCATATCATTCGGCAATCTTCCCGTACGCCACTCATGAGCGATCAGAAGCAAATAGGAGCCATGCTGGGGACCGGTCAGATGTGAAGTGTCGGCAAGATAGTCCGCTATATACCAGGGCATCCATACATCGATTTTGGGCATAGTTCAGGGGCTATTCCTTTGAGGTGAGTGCTTCATTTACCGCGTCCGCGACGATGTTTAGACCTGTAGCGGGTTTTGTCTTGAGCATTACCTTCGCCGCCGTCTCGCAGACATGGATCACGAAGAGGTTGAATGAAATACCCTGCTGCTTAGAGGCCTTTTTGATCAATGCCAATTGAGCGGCATCCCTGAATCGAATGCGATAGTTTTTCTCTTTGCTGCTGGGAGATTCCTGTTTGTTTTTCATATCATGTGGTATATCCTGTATCACATGCAGACGTCAAACGAGAGGAACCAAGTTGAGTAAAGCGAGTGAAGCTGGAAACTCTGTCATGAAGGTCGTCGAAGACGTTTGTGGGCTGTATAGAGTGCCCCTACTGCGAATGCAATCGAGGACCTTCATCGTGCCAGGCGTCGGTGGGCGCGAGAGGCCGTTTTTCGTGGGCGAATGGACGGATGCGATGGGCGTGAAGCACCGCAAGGGCATGGCGGACCTGTTACTGCAGCCGAGGGTATCTCTCGTTGCGGAAGTCTCCCCAGGAAAGTCATTCCCGCACGTCAAAATCCCGGTCAGCTTCACCATTCCCCTCTGGGTCGAATGCAAAGCGGGCGAGGGCAAGATGGACGAGCACCAGCTGGCATTCCGCCTGTGGGTGTTGTCGATCGGCGCGGCGCACATCTGTGTGACCGAAAACTGCGAAGAGCTGATGAAGTGGTTCGAAGAGAAAAAAGTGAGGAAGTCCTAAATGGCAACATATTGTGTCGTAGATCAAGTCGAGATCCCCGAGGATCGCGAACGGCGCCACGCCGTCACCTGCAGCGTTGAATGCAAGAAAAAACTCGCAGCCATCCGCAAATCGGTCAAGAATCAGGCCAAAAAATGCCCCATGTGCTATCGCCCATGCACTCCGGAGGAAAGAATCCTGTTCCAACGCTGGCGGCGGGAGACTTTTCCCATACCCAAGAAAGGCCGGCCAAAGAAGAAACCGGAGAATGCTCCCGCGATACTCGGAGTATCGACCCAGGAGGCGGCCAGGTGAAACCAATAAAAGTATTCTGGAGTCCCCTCTCAAGGAGGTTCTACGCCTCTCGCGCCTACAAGCAGGAAAGGCCCGGTGTCGTTCTCATAACGGGAGAAAAGTTCGATGTGACCAACGACATAGCGGAACTGATTTTGAAGCATGAAATCACCTTCAAACCCCGGGAGGCGACCAATGGCGAGTGAAGAGAGAACGGTCTGGATGATCCGCGTGGCCGGCTATGGAACCTTTGAATTCACCGGCACTGAGGCCGAGGCGGAAGCAACGCGAGGCGCTAAGGCGCAATGGGAGCATGGTTCGGGCATGAAATGGCGCAAGGATTTGCTGCGGGAAAGCGACCGGATCGGTGCGCAAATGGCTGCCCTGTTCGAGCAGGGAGAGGGAGTTCCGATGGAGATGCTGCGGAAACGTGCGGAGGCACGAAAGAGGGAGGCGATACTCGGAGTATTGGCCGAAGCTGAGGCCAAAAATGCCTAAAGGTGTGACAGAGCGCGAAGCGATCCGCAAGATGTTCCGCAAGATGTTCCAGGACCATCCCGAATTGATGGCGAAACTGGTAACGATGGCGACCCGGGGCCAGCTCCCCAGCAGCTCCTCTATACCCGCAGATGCGCTAATGGTGGTGATCGGAGGATCCTGGCCCTCCGAGATCATCGGGAGCATGCAGACCAGGTGCGAAGGTTGCAAGTGCTTCCTCTCGATCGCGCCCTCCACCCAGGAGACGATTAAGAATAGGACGGGGAAGACGATCGTTCGCTGTATGCCCTGCGCGGCGAAGACAGCCGTCCTCGAAAACGCGGTACCGGAGGGACCTGTGCAATGAGCCCGTTCATTGATCTGCCTGGAGGAGGCTGGGCACATATCAAGATGGCGAAGCGCCCACGTCGCCGCTGCGCCTTCTGCGCTACCGGATTCGAAGAGCGGCTGTGCGACTTCCCTGTCGGCCCAGGAGAGAGGACGTGCGACAAGGTTATGTGTAATCGCTGCTCCACTCGGATCGCGGTTGAGGTCGATTATTGCCCGAAGCACAAGGATCAATCCCCGCAGCAAAGTCTCCCATATCAACCGCACTAATGGAGGGCCAAAACATGAAAGCACGTAACGTCATTCCTGGTTGGCCGCGCGGCAGGAGCACTTCGCCTCCTAGCGGACAAGGAGAACCGCCATTATGGGGATTCTGGTGGAGAAATCGATATCCTTTTCACCTTGCCATGGTCGAGGATGAGATCGATTCAAACCTGCGTTACCACAAAGCACAGCAGCGCATGGTGGATGAGTGGCGCAAGGGAACGCATAACGGCTGGCCGATCGACCCGCGCATGGCGAGGAAGTCCATCAACTTTGTTCTGAAGCCGTCCGTGGCCGAGATGAAGCGGCGACTCTTCGAAGACCCAACCATTCGGGAGGCCGAGGCTATGGGTTTCGAGTTTGAGATCAAGCTTCCGAACGACTCGATTACCACGGTACCGCCTATAAAGGACCTCCGCCATGAGTGAACCCATAGGCACATACATCAAACCGAAAGACGGATGGATCTGCTTTCACTGCGGGGAGAGATTTACGACGGAAGGGGCCGCGCGGGACCATTTTGGAACGACGCCCGCCTCGACTCCTGGCTGCATCATCAAGTCCGGCGATGAAATGGGGCTGCTGATGGCACTTCGCAACCTCGAGGACCTGCGCGATCGATCCAGCACGGTCCTCGGAGCAGCTTTCCATGCGCTCAAGTCGTACCAATATGGTAATGATGCCCCGGATCTGGCGCAAGGAATGGCCGAGTCCATTACCCAACTCCTGGAGGATTTCAAAAAAGAACGCGAGTGGCGCGTCTAGCTAAGGGGAGTAGTAGCTCAGGTGGTTAGAGCACCCCGCGAAACTCTGCCGCAAGGTGACGGTCGCGAGGAGGTCGGAGGTTCGAACCCTCCCGCTCCATCATCCCCCAAAAGTGGAATAAAACTCGAATCTTGTTGCAATAAATTGCCGCTACGCTTAGACATAGGGACTGAGGCTTCACGCCTAAGTTTGAAAGGAAGAACAACCCTATGTCTTCTGCCGCCATCCAAAGATCCCTCGCCGCCGGACCAATCAGCGCCGCAGTGGCTACTGCTCAGATTTTTCCCGTCCTCAATGCTTCCCCCATCAGCCAGCCGCTTGTTCCTTGCATTCTCAATTGCTCGGGCAGTCTCCGCCTGGAGCAGAAACGCTTCAAAGTCCGCGCCTCGGGCGATCTCACGACGGCCGGCGCATTCACTGCCTTCCCTTCCCTCTTCGGTGCTCTCGTCCAACCCGCCAATCCCTTCACCCCCGCCAGCTGGAGCCTCCTGGCCGCAGGCACGGCCGCCGCAGTAGGCACCACATCCTGCGGATGGCTCATCGAGGCCGAGCTCCTATTCGATAGCCTTTCTGGCAAGCTGCAGGGCGAATTCGAAACCAACGTCAACAACATATTTGTGGCGAAAGCGGCCATCAGCAACCCTCTGACTGCCGTGATCGGGGCAAACGAACCCGTCATGGTCTTCGCCGTGGGCCTGACTTTCTCCACCGGAAGCGCCGCCAACAGCGGACGCCTTGCCGATTTCTGTCTTGATGCCTAGCAACTCGTCGCCCTCGATGAGCCGCTAGAGCTTTCCAGAGGGAGAAGCAGTCAAGGTAAATGACCAGAGCAGAAGGGGAGGAGGCCAAAAATCTCCTCCCCTTCAAAAAACGTAGTAAAAGGCCCTCCCCATGGCAAAAGAAAAATCTGCAGTTATGTCGCATCTTGGTTCAGCGAAATCGGGCAAGGAAAAGCCTAAAAAGCATCATGTTCACCGGTTGACGATCGAGCGCGCGGACGGCGGCGGCCATATCGTACATCACCATTTGAAGGATGAAGACGGCAATGATGGCCCGACGCAGACTCATGTGGTAGCGGACAACGATGCGCTGCAGGAGAACGTGCAGGGAGCGATGGGCGATCAGCCGCCAGCGGGCGAAGGCCAGCCCCAGGCACCTCCCCCGCCGCAGAACACACCAGACCCATCGATGGGGCAGTAGAGCATGTCAGCAACCATCAATCTCGCGCGAGTACGCGAGGACCGAGCCTATCGGGACGAACTGCGCCTCCGAGCGCAGACGGACCTTTTCTGGCTCTGTTACGAGCTCCTGGGCTACAACAAACTCACCGAGGCGGACCATCGCGCCGTCACCGATCATTACGTGCAGAAAGATCCCCGCATCCCGATCGAACACCAGGACACCATCAAGAATCGCCTGCATCTGGACCCCCGGGGAACCTACAAATCGACCATCAACATGGGCGATTGCGTCCAGTGGATCATCTGCTTCCCCGAGAACGCGGGTTTATTGCTCTGCGGATCCCTCAAATTGGCGCAGGCCTTCGTCGGTGAGGTCACGCAGCACTTTGTTAAGCCCAAGGGCGCGAGCGGGAGCGGGTTTCAAGAGCTATTCCCAGAGTTTTGCATCATTCCATCGGCGGTGAGGGTGGGAAGTTACTGCGCACCCCACCGTCAGACTGGGCGCAAAGACGACACGCTGATGTCGGGATCGATGGAGTCCGCGATGTCGGGCTGGCACTTCGAATGGTTGAAGGAAGACGACATCGTCGACAACCGCAACTCGGAGACTCCGGCCGGCATCGAGAAGACGAAGAAGAACCGGCACATCAACCGCAAGATGCTCATGCCGGGCTGCTTCCGCGACACGGCCGGAACGCGCTACGACCCCTTCGATGCCTATGGGGATGACATCGCGAAGGCGCGACCAGGCAAGATCAAGATCCTTTGCCGTCCGGCATTGGAGCTATTGAGCGGAGATCGGCTCACCTCAGAGTGTTTCCCCGAACCTGAAGAGTGTACTTTGACGTTCCCGAGCCTGCTGAGTTACGAGTTTTTGAAGGAGTCGTTCGAAGACGACTATGCATCCTTCATGACGCAGTACATGAACGATGCTTTCGGCGGAAAAGAGGTCATTTTCCCAGTGGAGGAGATGAACGCCGCGAAGGTCGAGGAGGACGAGGACCCGGTACAGGGACCGGCGAAGATCGTATGGCGGTTCAGCAAGTCCGGGGATGCCTCCATGAAGTACGCCGGCGCGGCGGTGGGTCGGCAGGCCTTCGGATCGATGTTCATCATCGATGTGTTGCGGGGGATCTACAATCCGTCCGCGCAGGCCCGCAAGGTGGTGGAGCTGGCGAAGAAGCATGATGTCCGCACGGTGCAGATCATCGATTCGCCTGGCGCGCGCCACGTCGAGCACCACATCCACAACTATGCGCTCGAGGTGGGCTATAAGGTCGCATTGAAGTGGATCGAGTACGACCAGGACGAAGCCGCGCGGGATCTCCGCCTCAAAACCATCCAGCCGCTGATCGCCACCGGCCGGGTGCGGCTCTCGGACGCGATTGTTCCCATGGCGGATCTCATGCGGCAATTTACCAACTTCGGCATGGTCGAAGAAAACGAGATCGTCGAGTGCATCGCCCGCATCTGTGAGGCCCTGCCGAAGTCGATCAAAAGCGCCGCCGCGGCCGACGATGACGATGACGAGGAGTTCGAGAGGGCGCGCGAGCGCGACATGCACGATCGGGTGTATGGGGTGGGCCGCTATGCAGAGCAGGAGGCCCCGCCTGCGCCCGTTGAAGACTACGAAGAGGAAGCGATACTGCAAACCAACCCCTATGGGTTGGATGACGTCATGCCGGGGCTATCAGGATGAGTGAAATAACAGGGGCAGTCAGCTCCACAGGCACCATCGAGCGCTCCGAAGTCATCCTGCAGGGGCCGAAACTCGCGCCGAAGTATACCGACGAAGGCACCGCCAAGCTGGTAGTGGGCGATATGACCCGCGCGCAGGCCTTCCAGCAAGAAAAACAGTGGCCGCTGCACTGGAACGAGGCCGATACCCTCTACCAGTCGCCGCGCGGATCCACCAATTTCGAAAACTCCGTCGTATCCCGCGCCAACGTCTCACGCTTCACCGTCGCCAAACAGGTCAATACCCTCGCCCCGATGATCGAGGCAGGCCTGTTCTATGAGAATCCGCCCTTTCTCATCCGTCCGCGGCCGAAGCAGAGCCAACAAACTGCCTTCGCAAAGATAGCCCTGTATGGCGCGCTGCTGGATGGAATCAACTTTCAGGATGAGTGTGTGTTGGCGATCGAGGGCATGGTCAACAGCGGAACGTGCATCTGCAAGGGAGGATGGGTCACAGAGACGAAGAAGGTCAAGATCCAGGTGCGGAAGCAAGCTCCCGTCCGCGTCAAGATGCCTTTCGTCGACAAGGATGTTGCGGTACATACGGCGGAGAGCGACGAGTTTGAAGTCATCGACAGTGAGGTGACGACCAACCGTCCCTTCTTTGAGTTCATCCCACTTGGCCAGGTCTATGTCGATCCTGGCTGGCGGCACGCGAACCGGCTGGACAAGGCCAAGTTCGTCATCCACCAAACCTATCCCACCTTCAAGGACCTGGACAAGCTGCGGCCGATCAAAGGAGCTCCGACCTCGAAGGACGGCGAGGTGCAGGGCTATAGCATCCCGAGCGAGGATGAGCTCATTGAGTACTTCTTCACGCACGATCAGAACGCCACCCCGCCGTCTACCTTCGAAGAGCAGCAGACCAACAATACTGCGATCCACCACGCGGCCGGCCGCAATGAGATCACGACCGATGATTTTACCGACCATCCGATCGAGATGCTCGAGCGTTGGGATGACACCTATGTCCGCACCATCTTGCGCACCGACGACGATCACGTTGTCGTCATCCGCAACGAGCGACACGGCATGGGGCGGCACTGTTTCTTCTCGGGAAACTTCTGGAACATCCCCGGAGCCGGATACGGAATTGGAGTCGGCCGACTGGCCGGCAGCGATCAGCGCATCGAAAAAGGCCTGGTCGATGGCGCTCTGGATATTCTCAGCTTCGCGCTCAACCCGTCCTACGCGCGAGACCGGGGAGCCAACGTGCCCTCGCAGCAGATCCGCACCCGATTGGCGGGGATTGTGGACGTGGATGTTCCGAAAGGCGGAAACGTCCGCGATGCGTTCGGGCTGATCGAGCAGCCGCGCGTTCCCGGCGAGGTTTTCCCGCTCCTGCAGGATGCCCGCCAGTCGAGCCAATCGACCACCGGAGCCGACGAGGCCTTCGCCCAGGGCAGCCTGCCCGGAAAGGGCGGATCGAGCGCAGCGCGGACCGCTACCGGGGCAGGCGGCATCATCACCGCGAACGCGCAGAAGATCGAGGGACCGGTCGGCCGCTTCGTCCGCGGCGTCTTCATTCCCTTCCTCGAGATGCTCGATGACATGGTCAAAGAGCGGATGCCGATCGCCGAGATCCGCGAAGTACTCGGCGAGGAGCTGGGGGATGCCTTCGAGCTGGACGAGGAAGACTTCCTCAACTCTAACGACAAGTTCGAGGTCCTGGCCGGCGCGAAGCTGGCGGCGAAGAAAGCGATGGCCCAGGCCCTCCCGCTGATGATTCAGATCATCGAGAATCCGGCCCTGGTGGCGCAGCTCAACGCGATGGGCTATGCCGTCGATGCCAAACTGCTCTTTGCCATGTTCATGGAGGTCAGCGAGTGGAAGGACCGCCGCGAGCTCATCCGCCCGATGACGAAGGAGGAATATGCGCGGTTCCAGTCGAACAACCCAGGGCTGCAGAAGGTCCAGGGCGATATCGCAGTGGTGGGGGCGAAGCACCAGGCGAAGACGGCCGAGATTGACCAGAATCATGAGGCATCTCTGGCCAGCAAGATGATGTTGCAGTCCGGCGAACAGGCGGCGGCCTATGTGCTGCGCCAACAGGAGCGTCAAGAGATGCGTGAAGGAATGGAGGCCTAAAGATGGCAATCAGTGAAACCGATATCGACGATCTATTTACCTACCATGCACCCAAGCCTGGACAGCCAGAACGCTATCAAGCGATTCGCGAGGCGGCAAAGAGTCTGGCCAAAGTCATCATTGCGAACACTCCGGCGTCCGCGGATCAGTCGGCAGCAATCCGCGATCTGCGGGTCTGTGTGGCGACGGCCAACGCCTCGATAGCCCTGGAGAAAGAAGCATGAGCGACGAGATCCGCAAAGCCCGCACCCATGGACTCAGGGAGCGGCTGGACCCCGCCGATCGCGGCCACCTCCTCCAGATCCGCTTTATGCCTGGATACGAGGTGCTGCTCGACTTGATCGAGATGGCCTGCATCGAGCAGGAGACCAGGCTTATCAATGTTCCGGTCGAGGACGAATCGACCATCGTCGCCGAGCACAAGATGGCAAAGGCTTTCTGGCAGGTGTTCCAGGCCCTCCAGCGGAAGGTCAATACGGAGGTCAACTTCCAGATGCAGCTCGAAGAGGAGAGCAAGGTAAATCGGGATGATCTGGACAACTTCGACGAAGCGCAACGAATTTTACGACCGTAGTACCTAGAAAGGCACCGGATTGGTGGAGGAACAGGAAATGGGAGTTGAATGGAGAAACAACGGAGAGCCGGTCGATGGCGAGTACATCGCCGACGTGGATGCCGAGGATGGTTCGCAGGTCCAAACCTTCAAGGGCGCGACGTATAAGGAAGTCGCGGACAAGGTCCTCAACGCTCAGTTTCACGGATCGCGGCGGATCAACGAGCTCAAGAAAGAGGTCCTGCCCGACCTGAAGAAGACCTCCAGCGAGTTCAAGCCGCGCGACCTGTCGGCTGATGAGAGGTTCCAGGCGATGAGCGACATCAACGATCCGAGCAGACTTCCGGAGATGGTTGAGAGCATCATCGAGGCCCGTCTGGGAGCTCCGCTCGAGACGGTTGCGAAGCGGTTGACTGACCTTGATGAGAAAGACGCGATCGAGGCCGCGCGCAATGCCACAAAAGTTTGGGTAGAGCAAACTCCAGGGTGGTACCCTACGACCGAAAACAAGCAAACACTGTGGGACTACATGGATGCAAACAACATGGCCTTCACAGTGAAGAATTTTGGAATTGCCTTTGATCGGCTCATGGGAGACGGATTGTTAACCAAGAGACCGGAGACGACCAACAGCAAACCCGAAGAAGACGCCCAGGAGCGGATTGTTCCCCAGCAGACGACTCGGCCACGCGGAAGCTTTGGAGCCACCGGAGTGCGGTCCTCAGATGTCGGCCATACTCCAGCGCCAAAGCCGAAGCCGAAGTATACCAGGCAGGAAATTCTCGAGATGCCCAGGTCGGTTTATGCGCACAAGATGACGAACGAAGCGGGATTCGCGGCTCTCGTCAACACCCTACGCTTCTAACCACCAAGCAGGTCGAGTTTTCCTGAGTGACTGATGCACCGGGAGAACGACCATGATGTATACACGTTTCGACCGGGCGGTCCTTTTCACCGCCCGCGTCTTCGCCGTAATCGCAGCATTGCTTTTGACCTTGGGTTCCCACGTGATGTTCCTGCCGCGCCTCCTCTGGCGCGCCGCAGTCGTCACGATCGGCACCTTCGCCACGGTGCAGAGCCAGCAGCTGGTCCTCAACGACGGCTTCAGCCCCGCATCGAACAACAGCAGCAACCTCACCCAGACGCAGGCGATCTACTACGAGAAGACCTTCATCGACAACCTGAAGGCCGAGACTCCCTGGCTGAAGTGCACGAAGCGGATCGAGATGCCGGAAAACGCCGGAAATACTCTCGCCCTCTACGAGTACCAGGCGCTGGGAGCCAACACCACACAGGCGGCGGAAGGCGTTGTAGGCTCTGGCATCACCATCGGGGTTCTCAACAACTTCACCAAAATGGGCAACTATGCGGACTATCTCAACTACAGCAAATTCTCGCTGCAGCTGGCGATCGACCCCGCGCTGGACAACGGAGCGAAGGAGCTGGGATATCGCCTGGCGCGCACTACCTCGCAGCTCGTCCGTCTCACCGCCGATGGCCTGGTAGCATCCGATGCGTCTGTGCTCAAACAGAACGCCTTCAATGTCCCCTTCTCCAAAAACAACATCACCACGTCGATCTCCTCGCTGGGCGGCCGCAACGTCCATGCATTCGCTAACGGCCGCTATCGCGGAGTGATCCATAACTTCGCGGTGGGCGACACGCTCAACGACACCTCCAACAACTCCCTGACCGATGTGTTGAAGCACACGATCGAAGGCCAGATGAAGCTGGAGGAACTGCCGACGGGCGAGGATAGCGCGCAGGTGATGGACTGGGCGGGCTGTAGCTTCCTGCCCTCTACCGAAGTCACCATGACCCCAAACTATCTGGGAAATGCTGGCGTCACCGCATTCCGGACGGCCATCTTCGGAGAAAACGGCGTTCTGACCGTCTCTATGGGCAAGAAGGAAGGCGCGCAGATCGGCGATGGAGACTGGCGCAACCTGAAGATGTACACGAAGCGGTATGACGATGTGAGCGTTTCCGACCCCTCGAACATGATCGGCGGATCCACGGCTTATAACGTCAACTTCGTGCCCACTGTCGTCCCCGACCTCATCGGTCGCGTTCGGCTCATCGACGCACCCTCTAACATCTCCTAGCTCTTTTGGGCTTTTCCTTGCCCGATCCTGGAAGACGGCACCGGGCGGAGCCGAGTCTCATCCGCCCAACTTTTTCAGCTAGGGAGATATGCCATGGGGCAGACCACAGACGAACTATTGAACGAATCCGCAACGATCGATCTGGAGATGAAGCGCGTCCAGCTGGAACTCCAGAGAGAGCAGCTGCAGGAGATCAACCAACGCAAGCAAAGCCGCCGCATCCAGCTTGAGAGCCAGCAGCGCGACCTGGCTGAGAACGAACGGCAGCGCATCATCCGCGAGGCCAACTGCAAGCATAAGAAGGGCGGCAGGAACAAGGGCGGCCTCGATCGCGGCACCGACAGCAATTACGCGGTCATCCAGCACACCATGCCTGTCGGCGAGGTAATCGTGCTCTGCCAGCGGTGCGGAGCCATCTGGAGCAACCCGCCGATCGCGCTGAAGAAGAGCGATCCCGAAGCCTATGCCGTCGCCGCGCGCAACTACCGCAAGGCGCTGGAGTGGCCGACCGACAACGAGCCCAGCGGAACCCAGCTCTTCCTCATCCAGCGAGCTCCCCAGCGGCGCTATGAAGAGGAAGAAGAGGAAGAGACCACGGCCCCGCGCGCATCTCGCAAGCCCAAGGCCGCGCGTAAGAACACCGCCGCCTAACCGAGTTCGCTCCCCATAAGGGAGCGTGGATTGAAACGGCCTCGAATGATGTCGAAAAACAGGAAGTACAAGGAGAGTCAATATGGACGGTGAAGAGGTAGCAGGAGCAGTCTCCGGAGTGTCCACCACCAAGGGCGACAAGGGCGATCCCGGCGAAAAGGGCGAAAAGGGCGAAAAGGGCGAGAAAGGCGACAAGGGCGACACCGTCGAGATTCCAACGGCAGGTGTGACCCAGTCATCCAGCATTTCTGACCGCCTCAACGCGATCGTCGAGAAGCTGAAGGGGCATGGGCTGCATGTGGAACCCGCAGCTCCCGAAGCTCCTATGGCGTTGCTCGAAGGCGCAATACAGAAGCCGACCCCGGAACAACTTGCTTTGCTCTCGAATGAAGAGCTGTGGCAAGAGGTAGACCGCCGCGCGGCCACAGGCAGCATCCACGGATCCCCGATGTCTCAGGGAACCACTGGCCAGGTCCTCGTCGAAGCACCCGCAGCAGTAACCGTATAGGGCCAATATGGGAAGCAGCACCGTTTCACTTCAATCCGTGGTGGACCTCATGAAGACCATGGGATCGCTGAGCGTACAGCAGGCAACTGGGGGCTATTCCCAGTTGACCTGGCTGGCGATCGCGACCGACGTGGTTAACGATCTCATCTCGCAGAAATTCAACTGGAAGTGGAATCAGTTCAAGATCCCGCCTTTTTGGACGGTCAGCTATCAGTGCGACTATGCCACCGTCGGCCAGAAGGGCATTGGATGGGTGGAAAGCGGAACCTGGACAGACATCAACAATACCTCGCTTCCGAAGCCGCGCTGGCCGATCGAAGCCGTCCGAGGCCTCCAACCCACCAGCCAGGCAGCGAGCCCTCCCAAAAAGGTGTGCTGGTTTAGCAATAAGGTACTGGAGCAAGGGTCATGGCCTGGTCCCGCAAAGCCTTATATCAAACCCCTCGGAGCGACGGGAACGCCGCAGAATCCTCCCACCAACATCAATGACGCGCACGGAAATATCCTCATACTCACGACTTTCGGCATCACCGGAGGCGTGGCACCCGATGCCGGCGCAAACCCAGTCTTCGGAGCGACTATTAATGATGGCACCTGCATCTGGACCGTCGCCGATCCCGACGCGCAGGGCTTCCGCGTCATCCCCATGCCTCCAATGTCCGGGGTGGTGTACCAGCTGGACCTGCTCGGCCAGGCCAACCCGCCCGCCTTTGTGACGCTCGATCAAAAGATCGATCCGATCCCCGATGATTATTCGGGCACCTTCCGCGCCGGCGTCTATGTCTACTGCCACAAATACGCCGTCGACCCCAACGTGAAGAGGATGTTTCCGCTGCTGAAGGCGGATTGGATAGCGGACATCATGGGAGCACTCAAGCAGGGCGACCGCGAGGCAGACGATGCGGGCTTCATCCCCGATCGGAACGTGATGGGCAATGGCTATGCCGGTGATGTAGGTCCGGCGAATCCCTACGGCTCAGGCTGGCCCTGGAATGGGGGGCGCTAGCCGATGCCAGCGACGCTCAATCTGCAGCAGACGATTTTATGGACAGGCCCTTTCGTCCGGTACCAGCCGCTCATCATCGGAGGCAACGAGCCCTCGATGTCGAATGCGAACCTCATCAAGCAGACCGTCTTGGGTGCACCTTTCTGCTGGCCCTGGAATCGCGCCGAAAGCGCGCCGATCGTCTGCGTTGCAGGAACGCAGGATTACGTGGCCGCGCTGCCCACCTTCGGGTTTATCGAAAAAGCCTGGGTCCAGGATCCCGATACTCAGGAGATCAAGGAGATCGAGGTCGCAACCGCTCTCTCGAAAGACAGCACCAAGGGACGGCCGGACAAGATCTCCGTACAGATCGACGACGGAGCCGGAAATATCACCTTCCGCGTGCTGCCAGCGCCCAACAAGGCCTACATCCTGACGGTGCTGTTTCAACAGAAGCCGATCCTCATGTCTTCGATGGCCAACCGCTGGAACCCGATTCCCGACGAGCTGAGCTATATCTATCAGTATGGATTCCTCGCCCTGAGCATGATGATTACGGGTGACAGCCGTTTCCCCATCTTCAACGATCGCTTTGTCGCGCATCTGCTGGGCGCTCAGGACGGCCTGGACGAGATGCAGAAGAACATCTTCATCGCCAACTGGACGGAGTACACCAAACAGGTCCTCCGCGCCCAGATCCAGCCCCAACAGGGTACTCAATCGAGAGGGCGCTAGATGAGCTCTCCGATCACGCAAGCGGGCGGACTCACCAGCCAGAGCGAATTCGCGCCGCTCCACACCAACCGATTCATGACGGGGCTGTGGACCAACCGCAATCAGCTCCGCGATGCGGCGACGACGTTCCTCTATGAGAAGTTTTATTCGGCGACCAGGTTCGACAGTCTCATCGGCGGCTCGAACGGAGAGCTGACCCCGAAGATGACGATGAAGCGGCGGCCAGGCCACAGCGTCTATAACTCGCAGAACTTTCCGGCGATCAATCGCTTCTATCCCTTCAAGGCCTTCAGCACCTCCACCGAGACGATCCGCGTGATGGCCGATACCGCGGCCTCCGTCTACGACGCCACCGGCCCCAACCGCAAGCTCAATATCTGGAATAAGAGCTTCGGCGCGGGCGATACCACCTTCATGTCGGTGGGGAACAATCTGTTTTTTGGGAATGGAGTCGATCAAAAGAAGTGGGTACAGGAGGAGCCGCAATGGTCCGCTGGAGCCATTTTCAACGCGGGAAAGTACATCGTCGACAGCAACAACAACCTGCAGGTTGCCGAGGGCGGAATCGTAGTCGGGGTTGTGTCCGTCGCCGTCGCCGGCAACGTGCTCACGCTGACGCTCGATCCGAACGACGTCAATCTGCCTTCGAACCTGATGGCCCTGGTAGGCCTGCCGCTCAATCTCTCGGGCTTCATCAGCGCGGGATTCCTCAACGGGCAGACCATCACCATCGCCAGCGTGCCGCAAGGATCTCCAGCTTACTCGAGCAACGTCCTCACTGCTGCCTTAGTTCATGCCGATTACGGTCCAGTCGGCGATAACGGCGCGGCGAACAGTGGCAGCGGCATAACCGGCGTCGCGCAACCCGCCTGGTCGACTGTGATCGGAGCTTATACCTCCGATGGAGGGCAGCAGTGGATCTGCAAGGGGCCTTCCGTTCAAAACTGGGGCATTGCCGCCCCGACCGCCGCGCCGAGCGTCGTGCAATCCGCATTGCCGACCATCTTTCCTGCGTGGAGCGCGAATACTTACTTTTCGACCTGCTTTTTGATCGTCGATGCAGCCGGTTTTATCCAGATGGTGACGACCTTCGGAACGACGGGCAGCATTATTCCCGTATTCAACGATGTCCTCGGAGGATTAACCGGCGATGGCACGGTCATGTGGACGTGTCAGGGATCCGGTACCTACGTCAGTAACACCGCGGTCGCGCTGGGAGCATATGTCATCCAGACCGACGCACTTGGAAAGCAGTATTTCTATAAGGCTCTGACAGCGGGGATCACGGCCATTGCGCCGCCAATCTTCACCGCGCCGCTGAATTCGCAGGTCATCGACAATACCGTCACCTGGGAGAATGTCGGCGTCGTGCAGGCGTGGGGCAATATTACCTCCTCCACCATGAACGGAAACTTCGGATTCATCCCCCTGCAGGGCGGAGGCTCTATCTGTCTTGGCGTGGGGCAGGCCGCCGCGAATGGAACCATCATTGCTCTCCCGACCGGATTCAATCTTGCGAATTCGCTGTCATGGAGCACCGCTGGACCAGGGTTCAATTCAGGAATTCAGATTAGCGGCGTCTTTCAATCCACCAGCGCGGGCGGGGTGCTCAACAGCAACTTCCAGAATCGATCCAACGGAATCGCCTTTGCAGCGACCTCCAACTGGGCGATCGCCGCCTGGACTGCTGGAGCTGCTGTCACTGTCTCCGCCGTGGGTGGATTCCAATTTGCGCAGTTCACAACGGCGCTCGGAGACGTGCTTTGCTTCTGCTCCGGCACTGCTGGCGGCGGAGCCGTTCCGGTACCGGCCGGATTCCTCGCCACCCAGTTCGTGAACATCGCAGGCCTGGCCGGAACGAACCCCACCGGCAACGGCATGAATGCGGTCATCGCCTGCCAACTGGATTTTGCGCTGAATCTCACCGTCACCTACGACGACGACAACGGCCATACGTGGGGAGGCCAAGCCAATATCTTCGGCCTGTTCTACCAGGCGACGGGCGGAGTTATCGCCTATGGAGGAGCTGGCAGTACCGCGATCACGATTCCGACGGCGGGACCGCATGTCCTCGCCGTGATCCAGGCTCAGGTCAACAATGGAGCATCCATGCCATTGCCGCCCGGCTTTGCGAGCTATGCCCTCGCAGCTACGGCCGCCATCCGCTCGAGCCCGCTCAGCGGAAGCAACGTATCGCATGGATGGCCTATCTGCGGCATGACCGGCCTGGTCTTCAATGGTCAGATCGCGGACGGCGGCGGCGTGTATTCCGTGGCCGTTGGAAACGTCTTTGCAGTGGCGGCGATCCTGGTGACGACGCCGATCAGCCCGGCGCAGAAGGTAGTCGATTCGAACAGCAACCTGCAGACGATCGCCATCAGCGGCCTCTCTGGAGCGATCGCCCCGGCCTGGCAGACACGACAGGGGGCAGGAACCATTGACAATGCCGCAACCTGGACAAATACCGGCATCACGACCGCTGCGCGCACCCAGCCCTCGCAGTGGGCCTTTGCCTTCAAGAGCGCGGCCACCAATCACACCTCTACAGCCAGTAAGCTCAGTGGAACTATATTTCTTGACGCGAACAACTTCGCCTTTATGCAGGGTTCTGGAAGTCCGGATGAGCAGGCCGACATCATCGTCATCTACCGCATCCCCCAGGGCGGATCGACGCTGCTTTTCCTCGATGAGATCCCCGCGCCTCCGGCCGGCCAGATGTGGCAGTATAAGGACCTGCTGCCCGACAGCTTCCTCAACCAGCTCCTGCCCGCCGCGATCGCACACTCGAACGATCCTCCCCCGGTGGGCTTCAAACCGCTCGAATATCATCTCTCGCGCGTCTTTGGCGCGGTGGGGAATGTCCTGAGCTGGAGCAACGGAACCCAGCAGACGGGCGATCCCAATCAGTCCTTCTTGCCGGACAACCGTTTCACCTATCCCGCGCGAGTGGTGCGGGCATGGGCCTGCACGCTCGGCCTGATCGTCTTCACCGTCTCGGATGTGTTTATCGTGCTGGGATCCGGCACGGATGCCGACCCGCTCTTTACCAAGAAATACATCCCGGGTCTCGGCCTGTTGAGCTATGACGCCTTCACCCTCAACAAAACGACGCCATATCTGATGAATTCGACCAAGAACGTCATGGCGCTCGATCCCAGCGCCGGCCTTATCGAGCCAGGCTTCCCGATCGCAGACCAATTCGATAGCCTCTATGATCCCAGCACCGCGCAGCTCACCTGGCATGAAGGATCGCACGGCGACACTGCGCTCTATGTCGGAGACGACGAGGACAGCTGGTTCCGCATGGCGGCGCTCTCCGCGCCCGAGCAGGGTTTGGTGTGGAGTCCGATGGGAACCATCGCATCGGGCTATAAGGCGATGAGTTCGGTGGAGGTAACAAAAGGGCAAAAGCTGCTGCTGCTTGGACCTGCAGCGAATGGACCGATCCTCTATCGCGATCCCACTGTCAACACCGATGTTGGAACGACCTTCCCCTGGTATCCAATCCTTGGCAGCATCGTCCTCGCGCAACCCGGCCAGGTCGCGGAGCTGGACTTCTTCACCCTCGAGAGCGTGAAGATCGGAACCCAGGCGACGGTGTCGGTAATGCTGGGCGAGATCGATGGACCGCTGCATCCCGATTTATTCGAGCTGCTTTACCCCACCCGGCAGGACCCGCCGTTGCTGCCGAAGGCCAAGACGCTCTATAACGACCGCTTCGCGATGATGCAGAACCAACAAACCACCTACTGCCGTCATCTGCAGATCCGTTTTGACTGGCCTGCAGAAGACGCGCCCAACGAGCTGCTCACCTACACCATCTTTGGCGCTTTACATAACGAGACTGAGAGTAAATAAAATGCCGTCTATCCAGGACTCAGCGAACATAGACCGCAGCCGGCTCAGCCCGGCCGCCCCGGCGACATCGGGACCAACCTCCATCGTTGCAGAGGCCGCGCTGGGGATGTCGGCCTTTATGCACTGCCCCATGCCGCTCATGGCGTCAACCTATGACTCCCTCACCCGCCAGTATTACGGCTCGCGCGTACCCCAGACGCGACTGCTTCCAGTGCAGGGGGGCAAATGAGCGCAGCCAAGATTGGACGCTATAGTCTGCGGCCGGTGATGGAGCGCGATCGAGATCTCCTCGCGGTATGGATCGAGCAGGATCCGGATCACCGCGATCGCGTCGATCCCGATTTCTTCATGCGGTCCGATCAGGGCAAGGAATGCTTCGCGGTCGAAGATGACCATGGTCACGTCGTCTTCTATATCAAGATGACGCGCGCCCTGCGGCTCGATGTGCAGTTCGGATCCGACGAGATGATCGCCGATCGGGAGCGCAATGCCGACGCCATGCGCGAGGGTTTCGAGTGGCTGCGGACGGGAGCGGCTGGGTCCGGCATCTGGGAGATCCTCTTCGACTCCACCAACGAGCCCCTGGTTCGATTTGCCGAGAGGCGTCTCGCCTTCAGGAAGGTTCCAGACGAGCTTTCCTATAAGGTAGCCCCACCGCCAGCCTATAGGCCGGGTAAAAACACGTAGAAGTGGCAGCAAAATAATTTACGGAAAGGGTGACCGAGCCATGTGCGGAGATGTAAGCCAGCAGGATCAGACGTATCAGCAGCAAGCCGACTTCTCCAAGCAGATGATGACGGAGAATGCGACCGTCTTCGGGAAGCAGCAAAGCATCCTCGATAACCTCAATGCCGGTTTTTCGAAGATCGTCGCCGCTGGCCCCAGCCAGAAGGGTTTCAGCGCCGATGAGCAAAACATCCTCGATACCACGGCGACCGAATCCGTCGCCGCGAACATGTCGAAGGCTTCGAAGGCGCTGGGCGAAGGACAGGCGGCGCAGGGCGGCGGCGATACCTTCATCCCCTCCGGAGTGGCCGATCAGCAGCGCGAGCAGCTGGCGGCGACTGGAGCCGCGACCGACTCCACGCTGCACAGCCAGATCCTCGAGGACAACTACGCGGCTGGCCGGACGAACTATCAGAACGCGGTGCAGGGCGAGCTGGGAGTTTCTACCCAACTGAATCCGGTCGGCTATTCCGACGCGACGACCAGCGCGAACAGCGGCCAGGCGAATGAAGCGAATGCGATCGCCGCCTCGGCCAACTCGCCCTTTACTGCAGTGATGGGCGCATTGGGCGGAGTGGCTGGTGCAGCAGCCACGGCCTACACAGGAGGAGCGAAGCCTCCGTGCTGGATCGCGGCGGAGATCTTCGGGGGCTGGGATGAGCCGCGAACGGTCCTGGTCCGGGAGTGGCTGGTCAGTGACTTCTCACGCGGAGCGATCGGGCGTGCCCTGGTGAATCTCTACAGGCGCTTCGGTGAACGGATGGCGGCTTCGGTTCGCAAGCACAACTCCCTGCGGTGGGCATTCACCAGGATCTTCAACCTCGCACTCAAGAAAGCGGAGGCAAAGTAGATGGCAGACGAGATAGCAGCGAACAGCACGACACCGCCATCCATGCCCACGGCACCGGGATCGTCGGTCAATGTCACCGCGCCAGCGCCCGACCCGATCGAGACGCAGGCCTCGCCGCAGCAGACGCAGATGATCGCCCAGCCCGATGCCGCGCCCAGCGGACCTGCCCCAATCGCGGCGGCCGCGGCAACTCCGCCCGTGAAGGGCGACAATTTAGCCGTCAGGGTCTATCACGGCATCATGGGAGCTCTTGGCGGGACGCAGGACACCAGCTATCAGCGCGATCCGCAGACCGGCAAGATGGTCGTGACGCAAACCCCCTCCGGACCGGGAACGCAGTGGAAGCGCATGATCGCCGGCGTCGTCCAGGGCACCGCCGCAGGCCTCAGCGTCCCGCCAGGACCTGGCCAGCTTTCGCGGGCGGCGGGCGCAGGTATCACTGCGGGATCTCAGGGAGCGGAGCAGCAACAGCAGCAGGGGCGCGACCGGGCGGACCAGGATTACAACGTCCAGCAGCAGGCTTTGGTGCGCAAGGCGCAGACGCAGGCCCTGACCTACCAGTCGGCCGTCTCCGCTTTCCAGCTCTCGAGGATGCAGGTCGATGCCAAGGTGCAGGATAGCGATCGCGAGAATGCGTTTGTGAAACTCATCAACAATGGCGGCAACGGGAGCCAGGACCTGGGCGTCGCGCAGAACTTCGACAACGTCCTCCAGATGCACAAGGACATGCCCAATCTGATGAAGGAGAATGCGCAGGGCAATATCGTCACCGTTCCGCATATCAACTCGGATGGGAAGTTCGACGGCACGCGCTTCGCCCTGGTAACGCCGCAATGGAAGGATGCCAAGATCGATACCGATCAGGGCTTCTTTACGCTGAAGCCGCCCACCAAGATCGGCGACGAACCGGAGATCGTGAAGCAGACGGTCAAGGCCGGAACGATGACCAACGGGGATTACATCAACCGGCAGACTGCAGCCGGCAATGAAATCCTGAAGTGGCAAACAGAGAACAACAAGGTCGCTCACCAGGAGCGCGTCGACAACAGCGCGATCGCGAAGAATGCGGCCGAGGCTGCGAAAGACTATGCGCTGGCGGCGAAGGCGAAAGCGGAATCTGGATTGATCCTCAATCCTGAAGGCATGGGAGATAACGAGATCGTGAAGGGCATGATCGACGGAACGGTCGATATCAGCAAGGTCGCCAGCATCCGAGGCAATCGCAGGGAGCAATATATCGAGGCAGCGAAGAGAGCGGATCCGAATTTCAATATGCAGGATTATCAGCTGAAACTGGCAACCCGCAAATCCTTCACCGGCGATGGCAAGAATGCGATCGCGATCCAGTCCTTCAATCAATTTCTTGGTCACACCATGGACCTCTCGCAGTCGATCAATGCCATGCGGTCCAGCAATATACCGCTGATGAACAAGTCGATGCGGGTTCTCAAACAGAAGTTCGGCAGCAATCCGGCCGTAAAGGACCTGATTGTCCAGCAGTCAGCAGCCAAGACGGAGTTTCAGAACTTCCTCAATAACAACCATGCCCTACTCGCGCAAGACAAAGAGGAAGGCGAGAAGATGTTGAACGAGGATATGTCGCCCGCCGATATGCAGAGCGTCGCGAAGCAATTCGTTGCGACTGCAGCTATTCGGATGAGTGCCGTAAATAGTACATTCCGTCGCGTCATCGGGACTGACGTTCCGAACATGCTGGACGAGGACGGAAAGGCCGCGCTGCAGCACTTCGGCGTACCCGAGAGCATGGTCTATCACCATCCGACTGGCGTGGCCTCAAAGCCTCAAGCCGCGCCAGCGGGAGCGCAGAACGAGGTTCACGACGCACAGGGCAAGCTAATCGGCCACACGGTCAACAACAGATACGTTGCGCTGGGACAATAAATGGACGGCTCGCAAATTCAAGGATTACCGCCTGGCGCAACAGTCACTCCGATACCGGGAGCGCCGCCCCCGCAGATCGAGGGCCTGCCTCCCGGCGCAACCGTGACTCCTATCGCTGGCGCGCCGCCTGCGAATCCTCCTTCGACCTCCGGATCCCCAGCCGCCGATGCGCATGGCGGAATTCTTTCGGACATGAACACCGGTTTCGCCCGAGCGTTCGACAGGAGCATGGTTTTGCCAGAGCAGATGATGCGTAAGATTCCCGTCGTCGGAGAATTTCTTGGCAAGCATGGCTTGGATGAGCAGATCTCGCATGACCAGGGTGAAGCTGCGAAGCCGAATGAAAATATGAGCCAGAGCGTCGGCGGAGGCCTGGAGACGATCGCGGAGTTTCTGACCGGAGAGGAAGCTTTGAAGGGTCTGAGTCTGGGAGCCAAGCTGCAGAAGATCGCGCCTGTCCTCAAGACGCTCGAGAAATATCCGCGCATGGCGAAGATCCTCGAGACTGGCATTCGTCAGGGGACGGTGGGAGCCGCGCAGTCGGCCGAGCACGGCGAAAGTGCGAGTGAGGCGCTGACAACGGGCGCGATTACAGGCGTGACGGGCGGAGCAGCGGAGGCGGTCATTCCAGCAGCTTATGGCGGAGTCAAGAGCCTGATTGCGAAGATCCGGCCGCGCGCTACGGTCCTCGAGGGTGCAAACGTTCCTGTCCTCGCCTCGCAGCTCCCCAAGGCCGCCCCGATCGCCGGCAAGATCGCAACGATGGCGACACCGGGAACGGAGAAGATGGCCGAGGCTCAACAGGAAGGTGGCCGAAATGCGATCGTAAACATCGCGCAGCGCGCGACGCGCAATGGACTCGAGAAGGTCAACGCGCTCCGCCAGCGCATCGCCGCCATCACCGACCCGTCCCGTCTGCTCGAGGCTCCCGAGGGCTCGAAGGGCTTCGAGTTCACGATCGATGGACCGCCGCCGCAGGAAGTGGTTGAAGGGGGAGGAACGGCGGAGCCACGGAAGAAGCAGATCGGGACTCAATATGTCGGAGGAAAAGGATCGGGAGCCTCCCCGACGACCGAAGCGTATCCGGAGGGAACCTTCAAATATGGAGACGAGGCGGCATTGCCGGCAGTGTCCGATGCCGATCCATTCGCGGGCAAGGGGCACAAGGAACCTGTCTTCCAGTACCTTAGTAGCCCAAAGGGTGGGACAGCAGCAACGGACGTGACCAAGGGCGGCGGCCAACTCAAGTTCACTGACCCCGGCCAGGCTCAGGCCTATCTCAGCCATCTCGAAGACATCCACGATAGCGCGCAATTCGCCGAGATGCCCAAGGCACAGCAGGCGCAGATCACCGCCGCGCGCGACTCCATGCAGGAGCAGCTCGGCCTCTACCACGCACAAGAGCGGCTCAACCCGCATTTCGAGCCAGTCGATGCCGCAGGCCTGGCGCAGCATGTTTCAAGCTTCGGAGACGCGGCCGACCAGCTCGAGGCCTCCGTCAAGCCGATCTATCAGAAGCTCGACGAGGTATCAGGCGGCCAGTTCACCGCGCTCCGTAATCAGAGCAAGGCGGCGGCGAAGGTGATGTTCCAGCCGGGCAGCGTCAAGGCCTATGAGGAGGCGGTTACAAGCAAGGCCGCAGCAGACAGTGGCATCCAGGACCTCTTCAATCGCTATGGAACGGAAGTCAGCCGGCCAGAGTTGCAGAGCGCGAATGCCGCATGGCGCGATGCGAATGTGTTGCATACCATTCATGCCACGGTCGATGGGGCGATCAAGGGAGCACCGCAGGACATCGCCGATACGCTGGGCAAGAATCGCCTCATCCGAGGCAATTCGCTCGAGACTCGACTAAACCGCATGTTGGTGAAGACGCCGAGAGCGGACGTTGAGCGCGTCATCGGCTATGACGGATTACAAAATCTGTACCGCGTCTCGGATCTACTCTCGAAGCCAGAAACGGCATTGCCAACGCGCAACGTCGCCGCCGAGATCGCCCGCGAGATGACGCGCAGGGTGGGCAAGGGCGCGCTGGTAGGCGGAGTGGTGGGCCATATCTTCGGCCAGACGGCGGTTGGTGCCCTTACCGGAGCGGCCCTCGAGGACGGAACCCGCTTCATCTTGCGCCAGGCGGCGATCAACCCGCGCGTGGGGATGCTGGTCGACCGCGCCGTCCGGCACCAGGTCAACCCCAGAATCTTCGCCCCGCTGATTGCCTCTGCGATCAACAGCGAACCAACGCAGTAGGAGAAATGAACACTATGAGTGTGACAAATGATTGAGATGAGGGGAGTAAAACAGTCATTGCCCGGCGAACCTCGCAGCTTCTATTTCGCCACGGATCCCCGGATGATGTCGCCGGCGCAGCTGCAGGCGGCGATCGCGGCGCAGGCGGCCGATGACTATGACCAGGAGCTCGACAACCCCCTCACGCGCCACCCCGAGGTGGCGCAGCTGCTGCGCGAGATGCGGCATCGCTACCTCAAGAGCTCCAACCAAAACGTTGAAATGGCGCTGATGCAATGGGAGATGAGCTACAACCACGAAGGAACGCGCCGGCAGCGCTGGCCAGGGCAACGCCGCTGGCAAGGCAAGGAAGCCGAGGAGATGCGCCTGGTGCAGATCATGCACCCCTATAAATTTCTTCGGAAGCTGCGGGAGGTGGGAGTCGATGCGCGCGTGGAGGAGCACAAGAACGCGCGGCTCTGGCTCAACCCCTTCACCCTGGTCGGCCGCATCGGGGTGAATGCTAGGGTCTGCGGCGAGGCGATGACAGTCACATCGCTGCAATATCCGTATGGACCCGAGTACAGCATCATGCGTTTCAATGACTATGACGTGCCCACCGAGGAGCGATTTCGCGGCTGGCGCACGGCGTTGCTGTGTCTGATTGTTTCGGAAGTAATCACGCAAGAGGAAGCGGAGAAAGCCTTCGGCCCCGCAGTGGGTCCCGCCAGTGAGTTTTACCGGGAGCAGTTGCAAATCAATCGAAGGGTGAAAATGGGACTCCAAATATGAATTCTGCAGCGAAAGAGTCGCCGAAATCTCTACTGAAGAAAGCGAAACTCAGACTAATCGACCAGGGAACGGCCTATGACGTTCCGGGACGATTGAAATCACTGGCCCGCGCGATCGAGCGCGGCGAGTATGGGCGCGTAACCGATGTTGGAATCGTCGTCAAATCCTTCCGCCATAGCGACACTCATATGGTTTGCAAGCATGTGGGAACGGGGACGAAGGGCGATCTCCTGATGATGGCCAACCACTTCTACCGAAAGGCGGGCGAGTGATGCGAATGGGATGCTCCAAAGCCAAACCTCGCAAGCGATGTGAATTCTGTTGGCGGCGCGCGACCGGCATGGTCCGGGCCCGCGATTCAACGGAACTCGCCCGCTGCTGTGGTCTCTGTCTCCAGGTCCTCAAGAACAACATCCCGTATGGCAATCCTTGGCCGCGAGCAGATAGCCGCATAGATCATCGGGGTGCGGTTTGAACGCGGACACTTTCATCAAAGGGCAACTAGCCAACTTCTGTATCCGCGAGGCGATCGGGGCGGGCGGCATCGACAACATGATCGGTGTCGCCCATGTCCTGCGCAACCGCGTGGAGGCAGGTTGGTATGGAGGCGATTGGATGACGGCACTGGAGGAGGCCTCGATCTCGCGCGGATCAATGCCAGCCAACCTCTCTAGGCTGGACCTGCGCAAGAGCGAGGTAAAGCAGTTTCTGCAGCAGATCGATGACGTTTACCACGGATCGGATGAGGACACCACCAACGGGGCTCTGTACTATGCGGAGCCCCACAACATCACCAGCGACTGGTTTCTGCATAATATCGCGCGCGATCCAGCAAACCATCCCCTTCGCGCAACCATCGGCCTCACTTCGTTCTTTGGATAGAAAACCATGCTCACCCCGCAAGTAACGATCGTCGCCAGCATGTTCGACCTCTTGGGAGCGATCCAGCCGAACTCCACACTGACCGCGCAGCTCTGCGGTTATGGGAGCCAGGTACCGCGCGTTGCCGGGACTGCCTTGATCGCAAAGACTTCCCCTCTGCCCGTGAAGGCAGGAGTGACAGGATTCATTTCGGAGACCATCTGGGGCAATGATGTCATCACCCCGGCCGGGACTTACTATACGTTCGCCGTCACCGACGACCGGGGCAACACGATCCAGCTCAACGCCTATCAGTTTGCGGGTGTCGGGACCTTTGACCTGAGCAATACCGCGCTCTATGATCCGCAGCCGCCCGCGATTTTTGCCGTAAATCCCGTCCTTCTCAATCCTCCCGGTTCGGCCCTACAGACGATCAATGGATCGATCACGATCAACGGCAACCTCATCGTCACCGGAACGATCAACGGCGGCGGCGCTATCTATACGGTGCCTTATGCCGCCAGCGTGACGTTCAATGGCAATCTGGGAGGATCCTTCAAGCTCACCCTCTCCGGCGATGTGGTCAGCTCCTTCGTCAGCAACATGGCGGGGAAGCTCATCGTCCCGATCCGGATCATCCAGGATGCGGTGGGTGGTCGCAATTTCGCCTGGCCGGCCAATGTTCGCGGACATGGAGATATCAGCCCCGCACCCAACGCGCGATCGGTACAGCTGTTCGCGGTCGACACAGACGGGAGCATGGACGGTGCCAGTCTCATGCAATACAGCTAAGGAGAAGTGATGCTCAGAAAAATCGGTTATTGGTTCGCGATCGCAGGGCTGGCTACAGTCTTTGGATGGTATTTCGAAGCCGCCCTCGAAGCGCAGCAGCAGATGGGCGCGTTCACAACACCGCAGATGAACACGAATCTATATATCGGCCAACCAGGGGGATTCTATCCGACGATTCAGAGCGGCATCACGAAGGCCTGCTCTATGACTGGAGCGCGAGTTGTGATCCCTGCAGCAGCAGCGCCCAGCGATACGATCGCGGCAGTCACAGGAGGATGCACGACGGGATTCATCACCGATGAGCGCGGCGGCAGGCAGAATAGTTATACCTGGAATGGATCTCAGTACACCATTCAAACCGACTTCCCACGCCTAAGCACACCAAACACCTTCACCAATGCACAGACAATGCCGGCTTTGCAGCTGACTTCCGGAGGAGGACACCTAATCCTATCCAGCACTGGAGACAGCCAGGCCATTGTCAACTTCACTGACACAACCGCGATTCGACCTGTAGTTGGTCACGTCGCCGTTTGGATCAATGATGCGGCCGGAGGAGGCTATGGACTTGCAGATGGAGGAGCTTCCGGTGGTATGGTCTTCCCACCCGCTGGGATCCCGGTATCAACGGGTTCGGCCTGGGCAACATCATTCGCCGCACCTTCCAGCCCGCTCGTCGGTATCTCCGATACGCAGACGCTAACTAATAAGACTGTCAATGGAGTCACGCCCATCATCTTTGGCTTTCTTGATCCTACAAGTTCGGTACAAACGCAGCTCGACACCAAGGTCCAGACAATAGGTGTAGGAACAAACGCGGGTGTATCGGGGAGTTCATCCGGTGGAGCAAATCCAGTTTTGACTTTCACGCTCGGGGCGATTACGCCGACCAGTGTTTCTGCGACTGGAATTGTTAGCTCTGCCGTCTCTTCGACTACGATAGGCGGGAAGTTGCTAGTGATCGCCGATGGAACAACCCAATCATCATTTACTCAAAACGGATCGGCCATCAATGCCAGCGTACCTTCGTGGACTAACAATTCCGCAGTGCTTGAAGCTGGAGGGGATGGTACTGCCACTGGAGCGGATCTATACCTCGACGCCTTCGGGCCAGGGAAGTCCATTGTGTCCCAAGTCAACCGCGTCACCGTAGGGATAATGAATGGAACGTCTATGACGTATAAGGTTCCGATTTTTTCTTCTTCTTCCTCTACCGGAGTAGGAGGAGAATTTATTCTCCAGAACGGGACGGCACAATCACAAATCTTTCAGGAAGGTTCTAGTCCAGCGATTGCTGCTTGGCCTGGCTTCTCTTCCGTCTTTGAAGCTGGAGTAGGAACCGCTGGACCTCTAGTGTTGAGCACCGCTGCTTCGGGGGAAAACATCCTGTTCACCCCAAATCACACTTTGGCAATGACAGTTTCCCCCACCGGGGTAGACGTTCCCGGCATACTGTCCGTCAATGGGGTAGCCGTACCCCGGCAAAGCACCACCAACACCTGGTCGCAAAAGAATACCTTCACCAATGAGGTGGATGTAACCAACGGACCTATTCAAGGGTGGAATATCACTCCCGGTACTATCAATGGATTTTCTGCGAGCAACGCGTTCATGGTCAGCATAGATGCTAGTGGGGGCACTATGTTTATTGGTTCAGCTCTAACGGGGAGCGGGCGCATCTCACTCTCTGGAACCAGCATGACTGGGGCAACCACTGGCGGACCCACTTGGTCGATCACCAACAATGGCGGAATTGGTTCATTTAGTTCTCATACTGGAACAGGAGCAGCCACCATATCGCTAGGACCTGCGGCTGGTACAGGAGCAACGCTGGGTGGGACCGCCGGTTGCGCTACAGTGTGCGATTCCGTGAGTGGGAGACTCATTTTCACGGCTGGAACGGCACCACCAACAACAGGATCTCTGGTTACTGTAACTTTTCCCTTCACTAGAACAAATATCCCCAATTGTGTTACCGGAAATGCGATCAATGAAAATACTGGTCTTACTTTAGTTCCGGTTGGAGATCCCGGAAATAACACAAGTTCTATGACCCTAAATGCAATGGGAACTGCATTAATAGCCAACAATCAGTATCAAATCTCCTATTGGTGCGGGGGCAAGTGAGCCATAAATATATTGGAGAAAAATGAAGACATTCTGGTACGGCCTCATCCTCTATTCGGCACTCTTCCCCGCTCTCGCTCAACAGACCCCTACTCAGCAGGCCCCCGTCGTCCCCACCGCCACGACCGCCGCGAAGTCGGAAACTGTTGCCTTGCCCGCCGAAGAGTATCAAGCGCTGCTTCGTTCCGAAATTGAAGTTCTTGTTGCGCGGCAAAATGCAGCAGACGCGGCCAAGAAAGTAGCCTTAGCGGAAGATGCTTTCAATCAACTTTTAGGATCTACGAACGCCAAGCATGGTTGCAGCGGAATTAGTCCCATGGGAATCTGCATGCCACTGCCTAAGGATCCGGAGTCGCATAAAAAAGAAGCTGAAAAGAAGTAGTCTGAGAGGAAACAACTCCTGCGAAAGTTGCATTGTTCCAGCCATATTCCACTGCGACGATTATGAGGACTGCAGAGGAGTCAGTTAGCGATGCTGACACAACAGGATTCAGGCCAGATTACTCTCACTAGAGATGGAGGATTCCGGATGATTGTAGAGGCGCTCGATGAATTCGAAAGCCAGCGATTACTGCCAACGGTGAAGACGCTCAAAGAGTCGATCGTCACCAATGACGAGAAGACCGACGAGCTGGTGAGTCAGGTCGATCGACTGTACGGAGCTATCTGGGGAGTGGGCGGATTGTTCGCGCTGCCTGGGCTTATCTGGATTTGCATGCAGATCTACTACAAAGCCACGCATTGAACGGAGCGCAAGTCATGACGATCTCAACTCCTGCAGGTATGGAGTACTTGGATGAATCGGCTGCCAAGGTAGAAGACTTCGAGAACCGGATCCACTGGATGTACCTGGACAAGCCGGGCAATGTCACCGTGGGGATCGGCAAGGAGCTGCCCTCCCTATCATTCGCGCAGGCTCTACCCTTCCGCTACCAGGATGGCATGCCGGCGACGGCAGAGGAGATCGCCATTGACTTCGCGCGAGTGTCTGGGATGGAGCCAGGCCACACTGCCATCTACTATCTGTCTGAGCATTCCTGTCGCCTGCAGGATCCGGACATCGAGGCGCTCCTGTTCTCAGAGCTGGCCGACTGCGACCGCTGGCTGGCCAAACACTTCCCTAATTATCCAAATTGGCGGAAACCGGCAAAGCTCGGAGCCCTCGACATGCGCTACAACCTGGGCGCGACGAGGTTCCTGCGCTATCCGGACATGATTCGCGGCCTGCTTGCGGGCGATTGGGAGACGGTGGCCAGGGAGTGCGATCGCAATATCCACGATGCCGCCTTCGCCCAGCGCAATTCTTGGACGCGCTGCTGCTTCCTGGATGCCGGCAAAGAAATAGCGACCCTAGCCGTAGCCTAGACCTTTCACCCCACGCCTCACCCAAGGAGCTCCAACCATGCACGTCATTCTTGCAGCAATCATCTGGGCCACATTCTGGTCCGCACTGCCTGTCAAACTGGTCACGATTGCCGGTTCGGTCTATGTGCTGCTGACCATCCTCAAGCGCTACTTCCCGGCGATCGGCGGCAAGTATGCCGTCGCCATCAACTTCGCGCTTACTGCAGTGGGCATCATCTCTGTGGCCAAGCCGGACGATCTCGCAACCCCGACATTCTGGGCGAGTCTGATGCTGACCGCCGCGAGCGCGGCCGGGATCCATGGCACCGTCCGATCGGCGGCTAATGCGCTCGATGCCCCGAAGGTTGAGGTTGATCCCTTTGGACGAGATTACAAAGCCCCGCCCACGGGCCAGACGCCACTCGTCCAAAAGGATCGCAAGAACCTCGTTCTGCTGCTGGTATTGGCGTCGGCATCGATCGGCCTGGCCGGATGCGTGCATAGTCCGACCGCCGCGACTCCCGGTCCTGCTCCGGCGTTGCCCAGCGGAGCCGTTGACTCAGCCGATGCCAACGCCTTCAAGGTGCTGCGGCCGGCGCACGACTTCGCCGCCTCAATCTCGGCCGACATCCTGAGCGGAAAGATCCAGGTGTCCAGCAGCCAGCGGCTGGCGATGGAGTCGCTCAACAAAGCCCTCAACGTCGCAGACCATGCTGAGCAGAACTATCACAAGGCAGGAGGAGGAAGCGCGGCGACGATGAATACAGCGATCACAGCCGTCCTTGAAGCGTGGACTAAAGCTCAGGCCGCTCTCTCGCAGCTAGCTGGAGCCTAAACCCACTGAAGTAGCAGCAACACTAACCCCAGAAAGAGATGAGGACCGCAATTATGTTCGGAACTATCCTGATGCTCGTCATCAACCTCCTGCCCCAGATCCTCGAGGGCACCCGCGTCATCTCGCCGGCGATCGGCAGCCTTATCGTGAGACTGGGAGCTGCACTGCCCGGCCTCGTCACCTCCCTCTCGAACGGTACCGGACCGACCGATGAGGCGATGTCGGTCCTGGCAGGACTCAAGACCGAGATCGGCGTATTGCGGGATGCTGGGGTTCTCTCGCCGGCCAAGCTCGCGATCGCCGATTCGCTCGACTCCGCCCTCACGCAGGCGCTGGCCGGATACCAGTTCGCCGAGCAGCAAACCGACCCCAGCACCCTCACCGATCTCCCCGAGGTGCTCGCCTAGATCCGAATGCCATGAAACTGCAGGCTGACACTTCCGCGGGACCAGGGATTTTTCCCTGGTCCTTCTTTTTTGCAATCAAAATGGTTGACACGGTGATACATGAAGGATACATTCGGTTTGGGGATTGGTTGGTGCGCTCTCCAGTATGTTTTTGCAGGCTTTCAACGGCTAAAGATTAATCGGGTGCTAGCCCCGTCCTTGTCCTCTTAGTGTCGCGTCAGCCTTACAGAAAGCAGAACAGAGCGCACCAACCAATCCCCACAACCCGAAAAGAAGAGGAGCAAGGGAATGCCATTGTGGACTGTGAAAGTGAAGGCTTATCTTCCCGAACAATCGATCAAATTCGAGCGTGAAGTTGAGGCGGCCTCGAAAGAGGAAGCCGAGATGAAGGCTGAGGAAGCAATCGACGATTATGAGATCAAAGACGAAATGTGCATGGACTTTGTAACCTACGAGAGCGAGGCCATCCAGAAATGAATGTCCTGGCAATCCGCACCGAACAGCCAAAATCAGATGCAGAAACTCTCATCGAGACGATGGTCTTTGCTTTGGTCGATGATCCCAACAATGTTTCGATCGAGATCGAGCGCGTCCCCCTCAACGAGTCTGACGAACGCTATGTCATTCAAATCCGCACAGCGCCCGAGGATCTGGGCAAGGTCATCGGTAAAGCAGGCCGCCATGCCCGAGCTATGCGCGTCATCCTGAGCGCATGGGCGCAACGCGAGAAGGTGAGCGTCACCCTCGACATCATGCAGTCAGCAGTTATAGGAGAGGAGATAGAGAAGCGATGACGGATTTTGTAGGAGTGAAAGAGCCGATAAGGCCTGAGTATCTCGGCGATGGCCTGCATGCGGAGTTTGACGGATTCCAGATCCGACTCTGGACCATTAGAGAGCACGGCAACACCCACGAAGTTTTTCTTGAACCCGGAACGCTGAAGGCATTCCTTCACTACGTCAATAAAGTCGTCGGAAAATAATCTCCCCCATCCCTCCACGCAGAGCAACCACGAAAGGCACCCATGAAGATCCTCGAGCTGCAAGTTGAGAACATCAAGAAACTGAAGGTCGTTTCGATCAAGCCGAAGGGCCATGTCATCGAGCTCACCGGCCGCAACGGCAGCGGCAAAACCTCCGTCCTCGATTCCATCCTGTATGCCCTGGCCGGCACCGAGGATCTCCCCAGCCAGCCGATCCGCAAGGGCGCGGACAAGGGCGGCATCTTCATCGACCTGGGCGAGTACCGCGTCGTGCGTAAATTCACCGCGAGCGGAAACGTCCTCATCGTCGAGGGCAAGAACGGCGCGCGCTTTCAGAAACCGCAACAGCTGCTAGACACCTTGTTCGCGGATCTCGCCTTCGATCCTTTGACCTTTACGCGCATGAAGCCCAAGGAACAGGCGGCCGAGCTGCAGCGGCTCTCGAAGCTGGACATCGATCCCACCGCGATCGACGCGGCCAACAAGGTGGACTATGACATCCGCACCCAGGTCAATCGCAATATCGCGCAGCTCAAAGCGCAGGTCGACGGCATCAGCTTCGTGGCCGAGCTGCCGGCGAAGCCGATCGACATCACGGCGTTGCTGAATCAGGTCACTGAGGCGGGAACCCACAATACGGAGATCGCCTCCGCGCGGCTGGCGCGCGCCCAGCGGGAGAACCATATCAATGAATCTCGAGCCTCGGCCGACAGACTCCGCGAAGAGGCGAAGGAGTTGCGCCGCAAGGCCGATGAGTTCGACAAGCTAGCCGACGCCAAGACGGCGGCGGCCGATAAGGAAACGAAGGAGATGTCCAAGCAGGTCATCCCCGAGCTGATCGATACCTCGGCGTTGGTCGAAGAGATCCAGAATGCCCGCGCGACCAACGCGCAGATCGAGAAACGCACCCGCAGGGAGGAGCTGCAGGAGGAGCTGGTGGAGAAGCAGGCCGAGGCCGATGCGCTCACCCAGCAGATGAAGGATCGCGTGACGCAGAAGGAGGAGGCGATCGGCAAGGCTCAGATGCCAGTGGCCGGACTGGGATTCGAGAATGGAGAAGTCACCTATCTCGGATTCCCGCTCAACCAGGCCAGCGGAGCTCAGCAGCTGCAGGTGTCAATGGCGATCGCGATGGCCAGCAATCCCCAGGTGCGCATCATCCGCATCACTGACGGCAGCTTGCTTGATGACGAGAGCATGGAGATCGTCCGGAAGATGGCGATCGAGCGCGACTATCAGATCTGGATCGAGGTAGTCGACACCAGCGGCAAGGTGGGCATCGTCTTCGAGGATGGCGAGGTCATCGCCAACAACGATATGGAGGATGCGCCTGCACCAGTCGCCGCCGCGCCGGTGCGGGCCGCCCACGACGCAGCGAAGAAGAAAGGAGCTCAGAAAGCGAAATGAGCGACAAGGACGCTTATGACGAGGCGCTGCGCGAGTGGGGGAAGAAGGACCTTCCCCCGGCCGCGCCATCGCCGTGTATTCCCCCAGGCCACAACTGCCCCTGCATCTACTGCAGCGGCAATCGCAAGTATGCAGCAGACGAGGAAAAGAAACATGAAAGCGAGTAGGGAACGCTGGCTAACTGAGTTTGAGTTTGTTGACCTGGTGGAGTCGCTGCGCCAAGGTCGCAGTATCCGCGAGTTCGCAGAGGAGCTCGGCGTATCGAATACATTTCTGGGCGGCGTCCTCATTCGCCAGAAACCACCGGGCGGCAAGATCCCGGAGGCCATTGGCTATGAGGCCGTTACCCTTTACCGTCCAATTGAGATCCACGAAGAGAAAGAGAGATCAAAATGAACTATGCCGGACTGAGCTGCAGCGCGTTTCTGCTTCTGTACTTCCCTTTTTGCGGATTTCTCGGATGGTTCATTCGTCGCAAGCAGGCTGCGGCAATAGCGCGGCTCAGACCGGATCCAGTTGCGCCTCCGCCTGTCCATGTTCATATTTTGGACCTCGAGCGCAGCAAGATACACGTCACGGACATCGGCGGGGTGTTCGCCCATTGCATCGTCGCCGGATGCGAGGAGTCGATCTACATCGCCCCTGGCATGGCGCGGAGCTCAGTGGCTGAATGGGTGGGAATCAGAGCATGAATTGCCCCTGCGTAAAGGTCGATCGATTCATCCAAAAGAAGCGCGCCAATCCCAAGTGCAAAATGTGTAAGGGGACCGGCACAAGGGTTCACTGTCCGGATTGCCAGGGATCAGGGTTCGATCGGCAGCTGCAGCAGAAGTGCTCGAGATGTGAAGGGAGCGGGTGGACGCGATGAAGAGAGCGCAAACCGAAAAGATGCTGGGAGAGCTCATCCCGAAGATGACGGAAGCACCATCCCCGAGCGCGGCGGAGGCCTGCGGCTGCGGCGGATCTGGCATGGTGTTTGTACAGCGAGGCGAAGATCGCTATATGACGGACTGCATCTGTAGGGTACAGAAGCGGGTCGAGGGCTATCTCAACCGCGCGCAGATCCCAGAGCGTTATCGGACGAAGACTCTGGACAGCTTCAACGCGATCGGAGGGCATGAATCCTTGGGGCGGGCGCTGGGCTCAGCGCGTCGCTTTGTCGAGGAGTACCCAGTGGGTACCGAAGGGCGCGGCGTGCTCATGGTGGGCACGGTAGGCATCGGAAAGACCCATCTGGCGGTGGGAATGTTGCGGGAGCTGGTATTGCGCAAGGGCGCCAGAGGCCGATTTTGCGACTTCCGCGAGTTGCTCAACCAGGTCAAGCGCACTTTCAGCGATAAGGCGAAAAGCGAGGCCGAGATCTTAGACCCGATTTTCGGGGCGGACATCCTGGTCCTCGACGAGCTGGGCGCGGTGCAGGCAACTGACTGGACCTTTGATGCGGTCGAGCGAATTATCAACGGACGCTACAACGACAACAAAACGACTCTCATCACTACCAACCTCCCGAATCTTCCGCCTGGCGGATCCGCCCTCGATGCCGGCGCGGTTGACTATGGACGGGCGGCCGCGGCCGTGCGGGGCGAGACGCTGGGCGATCGCATCGGAGCGCGGATGCATTCGAGGCTGCAGGAGATGTGTCAGATCGTAGAGATGCGCGGCGACGACTACCGGGCGAAGAAAGGGAAATGATGCCAACGAAAGAAGACTGGGAAAACTTCCACGTCAAGAACGTTCACCGGAAAATTATGGAACTGGAGGAGCGCCGCAAAGAGGGCATGCGCTATTGTGAGCTTCCCATTGAACAGGTTCAGTTGCTGCTATCCGAGAACATCGAACTCCACCTGCGGTTGAAGCAGATCGAGCAGCACTTGGGAGTCATGGCGATGGCCGCCAATCCATTAATGTTCATTCCGGGGAAGGATAAGGGAAAGGATGGAAAATGAGCATAAGAAGCATTGCGCTGGATCTGCAGCAAGATGGAGAAAAGTGGAGGGTCGTCTTGACCTCGACTGGCATGGATGAAATGCCTACCATTTATTCAGGTGAGGTGTGGGAGTTTTCTTCCGAAGAAGTCGCCCGCCTAGCCTTATCGAATTGTTTGAAAAGCTGTAGGCAGCTCGAGCAAGATGGAGTTATCGATCGCATTGAGGTTAGAGCAAAATGAAGATCACGATTGAATCAACTGGGAATTTGACGCACATTGTTGGCATACCCGTCCGAGTATGGAATGGTGTAATAGCAGATGGGACGCCTTGCCTCGTATTCGTTCATCGCATCGCGGTGCGAAATGACGCCAACGCGGAGGCTTTCGATAAGGAGCTGAAAGAGCAGCTGCAGCCCGGTCAGGCAATCGACTTGAGGTACATCCTATGATGCAGCATTGCCACAAGTGTCCTAACGTTTACGATGATGCCGAGCAATCGACCGTGTGCCCTCATCAACCATTGCCTTTCCCGATCCTCGGAGCTATGGAGCACCACACTGCAATGCTCGAAAGCGATCGGCGTATCGAGCAAGCAAATCAGGATGCATCGCGCGAAATCTGGGGGAATATTTCAGAAGAAAACCGAAAACTAGCCGCGCTCACAGTCGATCGGCGATGGGAGCAATGGAAATGGTCTCATCTCATGGATGAGAAGGGTGACGCCCAGCTCGTCTTTAGATGTCCAGACTGCGGTGCGATCGTCGGCGACCCTGAGCTGCATCAAGCATGGCATTCGCATCGAACGGGGAAGCTGTGAGAGAGCAGCTTTACTGGAAGGGAATCCCAGTCCCTTATGTGGCTTTGTGGTCGGGAGAGAGTGAGCGATATATTGCCGTCGACCCCAATGCAGGCGACAGAGAGGCAGTCTTCGCGCATGGCGAGCGCGGCCAGGGCGAGCCAGTGTGGGGCAAAATGCATGAAGCGCGACAGCGCGAAACGATCGTGCATCGACGTTGCCAAGTCTGCAATTGCAGCTTGAAACAAGAGAGATCCTTTGCGATGGATGTCAGCTCCATGATGAGGATGGACGGGAAGGTCTACCAGGTCCTCACAGAGCCACCGGCGTGCGCCAGGTGCATTCTCTATGCTCTCGCCCATTGCCCAGGCAACCGCAGGATCCTCGAGCGGGGCGAGCTGCGATGCTTCGAGGTCTTTGCCTATGTGACGATCTCCCAGATCGTCGGAGCGGCCGAGGGAGGCAACTCGGATCTGAATCTCCTTCTGCCCAATGGAAAGACAGCCGTGGGATATAACAAATGCGTTTTGACTCGAGCCGAACAGATCACGGTGGAGGAGATGCGCGAGAGGGCTGAAGCTGGAGGCTATTGAGCGCAGCGGAAAGCCCCTGTAAACTCATAGCAGCGTCAGCAGGTCCCTCCCCATAAACAGCAATGGCGGCGAATCCGCGAAGGATTCGCCGCCGTTTTGCTTGCTAGATTACTGACCGCGTTTGTCTGGGGTGTAGGAGTTGAGCGCGTTCGCGATGCGCTTGGCCATGTTGGTCGACGCAGCACGCGCGATTGTGACCTCCTTGCCTTGCTTCACATCCTGGCCGGCAGCGGAGAACTTAGGAGCGGATTTGATGGGCTCTGTCATTCATTTTCCTCCGTGACCTGGCCGCACTGCGCCGCGACGAAATGGAAGGGAATGCTCAGGCGAGATATTGGTTTCTCCTCATAGATGGCGCACCATGGAAGCTTCCAAATGCCATTGCGCAGATACTGTCTCTGTAAATACTGCTCGAGGGCCTTGCGACTCTCCGCCTGATATTCGATATAGACGCCGAGGAGATCGGCGGCCATGGACACATAGAACACTTTCACGGGGGTCCTTTCGCCCGGTCTGACGCGCCGGGCATGCGGTTAAAGAGTTGCAGGTGCGGTGCGTTGGGCGACATAGTCGGCAGCATGTTGCGCCTTCTGTGCCGCAGAGATCGCCAGCGTTTTGTCATTCTTGAGCGATCTCATCCAGCCCTGAATGTATGCGGCCGAGTTGGTGAGCAGAGCGTCATTCGCGCATCCAGCCTCAGCGCAAAGGAACGCTGCGGTAAATTCTGCGGTGAGCTCCTCCTTGCTATAGTCCTCATCGCCGAATGCAGCCTTCTTAGACAGCTCCTTGCGGTCGAGACGCGATTGATGCCCGGTGCTATGCGCGAACTCATGGAACAGAGTGGAGTAATAGCTGGCAGAATTAGAGAATGCAGCCTGCAGGGGCATCTGGACGTGATCGGCGCCGGGCTGGTAGAAGGCCTTACCGCCGCCGTGCGAGAGCGTTGGACGATTCGCGCTCACCATATAGGCGTCGGCGATCGCGGCCGCCGCATCGATGACATCGAATGGTGGAGCATCGAACGGTAGAGCAGGTTGCAAGCCATCAATCTGGTCGAGATTGAAAACGCTGTATTGTTTGGCGAAGGCGAACTCCTTCTCTTCGCCAGTTTTTTTGTCGGATTGTTTGCTGAATTTCCAAAAGACAACGGGCGACGCCTTCTCACCCTTGCGCACCTGGCCGCCGAGCTCCTGCGCCTGTTTGTAGGTCATCCAATAGCGGGAGGAGTAGCCAGAGCAGAGGAGGGTTAGAACGTTTATTCCGCGATACGGTTTTTTGGTGGAGAAGTTGACGGGCAATGCTCCGCACCCGTCTGTCTTCCACTCCTTTCGCCATGGGATGACGCCTGTTTCGAGGGTTGCGATGATGCGATCGGTGATTGTTTCGTAAATGTTCATTGCGGTAAATCTCCTTTGGAGGTACGGGCGAACCCGGTGAAGTTTGGATTAGTCGATCGCAGGCATGAGCAGCTTTGTTGACATAAAGCAATCGTCGGAGAGATCCGTCGAAAAGGTGTCAGTGGTGAATTCAGCTCCCAGAGCAGCGAGAGCACTGCACAGCCGACCATAAGCCTCTTTGCTGTCGATTGCGGTTATCGTGATGGTGACGTTATTGAAGGTCGTTTCCATGTGGTGATTCTCCTTTCGTGGAATAATGTTCGCTATGCAAAACACCAAAGAATATGGGGCTGCATGGCGAGAGAAGCGGAAACAGGAGGGGAGATGTTATAGCTGTTCGAATAACTTTCCGCCCGCAGGGAAGAGGCAGTGTGAGCCTTGCTCCATGAAGAGAAGAGAGCGAGATCGCAAATGCTATGCAATGGGATTGTGTGGCTGCGGAAGCCCCAGAATAAAAGGCAAATCCAAGTGCGCTAAGTGCGCCGAGCGCGCCAAAGTCTGGATGCAGAAGCCACACAACAGGAAACGCTGGCAAGAGCGAACCAACGCGAGAAATGCGACAATCCGTCGCGAGGTGATCGCCGCTTATGGGGGGAAGTGCATTTGTTGTGGTGAGGATGAATTGCCGTTTCTGACCATCGACCATATAAACAGCGACGGCAAGATCGATCGTGCGCGCTATGTCGCTGGATACTGGTGGCGCACAATCCGGAAACTGGGTTATCCAAAGCATCTTCAAATCCTTTGCTGGAACTGCAATATGGCGAAGCAGCACTATGGGAATGGAGTTTGCCCCCATCAGCTCAAACGGCCATCAGCTCCAGCTCCAAGGCCATCAGCGCGGCCCTGACATTATTCGAGCTGTCCTTGACGATGCGTACAAAGTTCGGTGCAGGTGCATTGCCAGCTTCGCTCTCCCAGATGCGAGAGAGCAACGCGGCCGCTTCTTTCGCGATGCCATAGCTTGAAAATTCCACTGTGCGAAGGCGAGACAGAAACCGCGCTTCTAACCGGTCAGTTGCATTGCAGGTGAAGATGAAAATTGTGTTGGGTGGGAAGTTTGTTGAGTCAAGCTTAGAGAGCAGGGAAATTTGTGCCGCGTCAGTCATGCGATCGGCTTCATCGATCAGGATGAGATGCATTTTGTATCCCAGAGCAGGAACATACTGGCAAGTTCTGCGCACACGTTCGATATTCTCCAGGTTGCACTCCTGCGATGGGATGTGATGTATTTCCGCAGGAACCGCAGCCGCCAGAGCCATGGCCATAGTCGTCTTACCAGTCCCGCTAGGACCAACAAAGAGCCATGCAGACGGATATGGGTTCGCGGCCAGCTTCTCAAAGATGCGACGCGGTTTGTCTAGCCCGACAAATGCGGCCAGAGTCTCAGGTCTGTATTTCTCTGTAAGTGGCTGGGGGAATGCGAAGGTGGGTTGCGCGGATGTTGCGCCATTCGAGAGCGAATCAGGTGCGAATAGTGTGTCCATTGGGTGGTTCTCCTGTGTGGTGCCAGAGGTACGGGCGAACCCGATAGATAGACATTAGCCGAATACCAGAAAACGAGTCAAGGAAAATCGTGGAAGTGGCAGCAAAGCATTATCTATACAGCTGCGAATCGGCTGCGGATGGGGCGCGAATCGGCTGCGGATGGGCTGTAGATGTGGGGCAAGTGCGAGAGCCAAAGAGTAATAGAGGCAGAGGAGCAGAAGAAGGCACGGACAAAAGGTACTACTAACTAAAATAGGGGTGGGGGCTAGGAGCCTC